CTCTAGCGTTAGTGAATGGGTAGAAAAACTCGATGACGAAGAACAGTGGCCCGAAAGTCATTATGCTTTGTCTATCGACCTTGAAACATTCGAAATAGCCATTCTTGATGAGGACGATATCCCCCAACAAGTCGGCGGCTGGGTGAGCCTTGACGATATTCTTGAAGAAGCTATCAACAAGTTTTATTCGTCCATTTCGTCAAGAGTAACAAACGACCTTACGAAAACTAACTAATAATGTTGGGGGCTTTTTGCCCCCAATGCTTTTCCCACAGGTTTGAGTGACTCGTTCACGTAAACCTACATCATAATCTCATAAAATCATAATGCTTGCTATAAGGCTCTTGTACCATGGATCTTGGACTATGAGATTTACTATGGTATAAATCATAGGGTTACAAATGTCATAGAAACGATAAGCCGTCGCGAGAGAGTTTTGCTTGCTCTGGGTAAGATTCACTGGTATATATACTTTGGTAAGTATTTTGGAGGACACTAGTGAAGACTGACGTAACCACATTGGATTCCCTTGAATATACGCCCGTAGAGCCGTCAGAGTGTGGCAACTACTGGGTAACGCCTGATGGTAAGAAACACCGTCCCCTGCAACCAAAGCACAAAAAGTTCTGTCAACTGTATGTACAGGGGATGTCGGGCGCTGAAGCTGCTCGCCGTGCAGGTTTCACAAAACATAAATTTGGCGCGAAAGCTCAAGGATCTGCTCTACTTCGCAGAAATCCGCTCATCGCTAATCATATCATCGACTTGATGAAAAAGGAGCATGAACGGGCGGCTGTGTCGATGGAGTCGCATCTTACTGAACTTTCCCTCTTACGGGATGAAGCCCGTGATTCGGGTCAAATATCCTCGGCTATTAGCGCGGAGGTCTCAAGAGGTCGGGCGGCTGGCCTATATATTGAGAAGAAGGAGGTCACTGTTTCAAAGGTTGAAACAATGTCAGACGACGAACTAAAGTCAAGGTTACAGCAGTTACTTGACGGAAGCAACATGAAGGTGTTGAACGATGTACCATACAGAGAAGAATTTGTATCAAGCCCTGAAGAACAATCTGACCAAGGTCCATTGGCAAAGGATCGAGACGGGAGCGCTTCAGCAGGGAGTGCCTGACGTCAACGCGTGTTATGGGGGTCATGAGTTTTGGCTTGAGCTCAAATGCACCACAAATGACACTGTTTCACTGTCTCCGTTTCAAGTTTCTTGGCACATGCGTCGCGCGGCGGCAGGAGGCAGGTCCTGGATACTGGTGGCTGATTCATCACAGAAAGCATTGACGCTCCATCGCGGTGGTGATGCACTGAGACTAATGGAGGATGGTGTTTCATCAACAAAAGCATTCTCGTACAGTGCGCCGATTGATTGGCCTCAGTTTTTGGCTGACGTTTGCTTGACTGACTCACTTGAAACTAAGCTGAGGATCTGATTGATTGACTCATTGATTGACTGGCCCTGGTCTCTGGGGCTTTGACTAGCGTTCAGTATTTTGCATTATTTTGTACTTTACTTCTCTGCTTTACTATACTATATTAAGAGCATGGTTAGAGCGGGGTGCTCGACCAATTAGAAAGTAGAATGGAGGCCATCATGGCACAAGCAAAGAAAAAAGTATCATCTTCAACAGCTCCTGCGAAAGCTGCCCAGCCAGCTCCAAAGCTGAAAGCTGTTTCACCAGTCGGCAACTCTGGCATTCCACGTCCAGCTGTCAACGGGTTCAATGGCCGCAAGGTCACTCTCTTGACTAAGGATGTCCCTGCTAATCGCAAGCTGCCTCCTCAGGCGATGGTCATCTTGAATACGCTCGATGCGCTTGGCGGTTCTGCCACTCAGGGTGAGGTTGTTGACGCGCTGCTCGACAACGGTCTCAAGACCCAGCAAACACCAAAGCGTATTTATGACTTCTATCGCAAGCTGTTGGTTGAAGACCAGTTCATCAAGCTTGACTAATCTCCCATGGGCGGTCGGTTCGCTGACCGCCCTTCTTCATCCCGTCAGCTTTGAGTGATTGACTGATGGGTGACTTCATCATACTACTCTTCATCATCATTTTGACTTTGCACGCGCATGTTGAATCAATAACCATTGATTCAATAAACCTCTTTTGATTGACTGTCTCACTGACTGATTGACTCGCCCGGAGCTTTGACTATTTTGTTGTATACTTCGCGAGCGTTCCATACTATAATATGTGTACGTTAACCGCGTTAAGGAGGACGCTATGTCATATATAACACTCGACGAAAACGGTGATCTGATTGTCAAATCTGGCAATGCTTTTTCAGAGGACGCTGCGGCTATGATCAGCAGTGTCCGTGCGCATGCTGAGGAATTCTATTCTTATGGCGCATGGGATGTTCTGGTCGAATGCTGGAATGACGAAATGATTTATGCTCAGATCAAAGACTGTCTTTGCGACACCGATGCTATTAAACGCATGCGTCAGGTGCTTGCGCCTTATGCTGCGTATCGTGCTGAGGACCGCCTTGAGGAGACTGTCTAATGGGAACGCTGACTGCTCTCTTCATATTCTGGGCTATCCTTGTTATTGGATATTGGTGCTTTATTGCCAGCGTCTTAGACGAAATGGACAAACATTGATTGGAAGGGCTTCGGCTCTTCCTCTCCCCTCTTCATCATCATAATTACTTCGCACGTGCGCGTGGCTCTCACTCGCTCGCTTTTTTGTACACGTGCTTTGACTGACTGACTCTTTTGTTTGTTTGATTGACTCGCGCTGCGTGTCGCGCTGCCTGAAAAATAAAATTAAAAAAAGATAAAAAAAGATTGATAGGGGGGTTTACTTTAGTATGAAAATGCATATAATAGTATGTGTTGAGGCGGCGCGGTTGCTGCTTCCGATTTTGGAGAATAATGATATGTCTAAGATTTCTAAGCCTACTACTAACGCTACCGTAACCCCTACCGTTGACCCTAAATCTGTGGCGCGTTGCGGTATCCCCGCCCCGTCGCCTAAAGGCCGTAACGGGGTTAAGTTGGCGCTTGCGTCTGACGCGGTCGAAAAGCTAGCCGCCTTAGAAAAGCCGCTTCCGCCCCAAGCCCAAGCTATCCTTTACGTTTTGGATCAGCTGGGCGGCTCGGCTACCCAAGCCGCGCTTATCGAGGCTATGGACGCGCCCGATAGCGTATTAGCTACTACCCAAGGCGCGACGCGTATTTTAACTTTCTATCGCAAAAAGCTACTAGCTAGCGGCCTGTTAAAAATAGGCGCGTAACCTAGGCGCGGGGGCTAACGCCCCCGCCCCGCCCCGCGTTTTGAGTCCCGTGCCGTTAGCGTTTCGGCGCGGGATTTTCTTTACCCCGACCCCCCCTATTTTCGCGCACCTCCTCATATAAAGTCGCAAGTCTTAACGCTGTTAGGCGATATGCCAAAAATTTTCGGGACGACCTTAAATATATAGAGTCATACTTTGATAAGAGGACCCTGATTCAAGAAAAAAGGAGGTAGGAACCTTCTAGCGGTTTCTAGATTTTTTGTAATCGCGCATGTGTTCAAGAGCCTTGGTCCAAGAATCTTGTTCGATGGATGGATCGTCGAAGCGTTCTGGGCGATAGCGCTCAGTTACTTTAAACACGGTATGGGCAGCTTGGAAGTGGCATCGTCTACGGTCAGCGGCGCAGTGAGCAAGGATGTCGTATTTTGTGAGGTGGTCCAAAATTTTTTTAAACCTACCAGAGCCGTTCTGAAAATGGTAACAGGGATTTCTACTTTTACTTTGCGCTCGGCAAAACGAGGTTTTGACTTGGATGCGTATAAACTCGTTTTCTATATCGGGGTGCCAAGCAACAAGGTCGAGGTGGTCTTGTTGGGCGAGCGAAACTTTCCAGCCTAATGTAATTAGGGCGGCTGCTGTTAAGTGTTCACCAATAAGACCGATTGTAGTAGCGGGGAGTTTTATCATCTTGGAAATTTAGAGCGGATATTTTTTGAGATGTAAATAAAAGAATAGTTTCGAATTTTATTATTTTCATATATCGTTGCCCTTGGTCCATGGATCTTCAGGAGAATATTAGTGGCATACGATTCCGAGTCCGAAGACAACGATGCCGCCCAAGACGAAGCTGCTGCCGCCGCCCAAGCGTCCGGCATTGATATGGGTGGTTACGACTTTGGCAACCCCGGCAAAGATGATGATAAACAAGCGTACCGCGATGCGTTAAGCCGTGTATCAAAAGATACTTATAATGTTATTAATGATATTACGCCAACAAACCCTTATGGTAAAAAGGCGTGGGGGTATAACTTAGCCAAGTTTCTTGGGAACTTAGGGATTGGTAGCGGTAAAGTAAGTTTTGGGCCAAGTCAGACTAATAACGCTTTTACTCAAGCTGATGGTTTATACGGTTTATTTGCTAATCCGTTTAACGAACAAGGTAAACCGGGATATCGTCCAGATATACCAACGTCTCTTGATGGGATGGTACGTCCGGGACTACAATCAGGAATTTTTTCGTCTAACGCTGGTCAAGAAACAGCTCTTGGAACACTAGCTGATTACGATACAAATTATTCAGGTATGGATAATCTCGCCTTGACCGCTGTATCTGCGCTTGCGGGATTACCAGCAGGATTAGCTGTTCGCGCATTAACGGGAAGTAAAACCGGATTAGTTACTGATCCTACTGACCCCGTATCACTTATGGCGGGGACACCTGTCGGTGCGTTGATGCCGACCGATGAGATGGCAGCGCAAGGCCAAACTTATGGTGGCATTGGTCGTACTTTATCGCAGGGTATTGGTCAATTTACTTCGTCGTTAAGCGATGCGATGAAAACGGCTAAGAGTCTTATTGCTGATACGAAAGCTAAAAACGCAACCACCCCACAAAAAGCGCAAACCAATAATCTTGACCTAAGTGGTTTTGAAGCACGGTTTGCGCCTCAAGCACCTTCGTCCTTTGAAGGTATTATGGCTCCATCTTCGCTTGAAGCAGTATTAGATGCGGTGCAAACAGCTCAAGCGCCACAGCCAAATTTTGGAATTGCAGGAAATATTCAAAACTATATGCCCGTTGAAGGATATCCAGAACAAGAGGCTGTAACTCAAAATCCGCTAGGATATCAACAGGAAGCTACTTTATTATCCCCAACCGATATGTACGGTTTTTTAACTGGGCAGTTAGCGCAGCCAGCAACCCCATTTAATATTCAAAGCGTAGGTAATCAAAGAGACCGCAAAATTTCTCCTACGGGCTTTTTAGACGCCTATTCTAAAAAGATGGGAATATAATTAACTCATGGCTAATTCACGATCGACCCCCAGTACTCAAGGTCTAATAAGTCTCCTCGATATTGGGGATAAGGGCGTTGATCTTTTTATTGATAAGACTAGTCCGGCAGTATTACCTAACGAACAAATAAGAGCCTATCGCGGTGACAACTTAATTAAGTCGCTTAGTACTCCGCTAGGGTCTGAAGAAGCGGCTGGTCGGTGGTACGGGTTTACAGCTGATAAAGCCTCTCGTTATCCGTCGAAAAAAGCACCGAGTATTTTAGGTGGCGCGGTAACTAAAACTATGGACGTATCGCCTGAAGAAATAATTCAAGCGTCTCGTCAGGCTTACTACGACCATGGCAAAACAGCTTTTAATATGAACTTAGAAAACGGTGTTTCTAGAGTTAAAGCAGAAGACGAGTATTATAGATATTTAAATCAAGTTGATGATTGGCATGCAGATAAATTAGATAAACTGCGTAGTGGCAAACTACCTAAAGATGAATTTGATTTTATGTTAAAGACAACTATGGAAGAAGGGGTCTTTGATAAAACAGGCAAGATTGATGTTGCGGAAACTTTTAGACGTGGTAACTATGGTATAGCTGGTGCGATAGCAGCGGGTAGAGCATTGCCGATGATTGCTAAAGGCGTGGGTATTGCAGCTTTGCCCTTGGACCTTATTGCTGGGGCGACCGAAACAGGTTTAGATGCGGAAGAAGAATTAGGCAAGGCTTATGGTGTTAGCCCGTCGTTGTTTTACTCTATGGACCCAGAACAGTTTAAAAAGTTAGAAAACCAATATCGTTCTACAATAGCCAAGATGGAAGCACAAAGATTAGCTGAAGCGCAAACGATTAGCCCAATGGTGCCGTAATGGCTGAAGCACAACTCGTACCTTACGAACCCACCCTCCGAGAGAAGTATACCAAAGACGTTGCAAATTTTTTGCGCGATAAATTTGGTGTAGGGAACTATCGTTCCTACGATATAGCACGGGGGATCATGGGGGATGAAAGCGCCCAAACCCTTTTAGGGTCTCTTGGTATTGCTGATTTTACTCCAGCGGGTGCTTTGTTCGGGGGTCAAGAAGGGGCGCGGATGTTTCAGCGTTCCGACGATTTACTTGGTAAAGGTCTAGGGGCTGGGGTTGTTGGATTAAGTGCGCTTGAAGCCTTTCCGATGACAGCTCTAATGGCAAAAGGCGTAAAGCGAATGTTCCCGAAAGGTGCAGCCGCTGAAGAAGCAGTCGATATAGGAAGAAGAAAAGTATCTCAAGGGATTGCAGCTTTACCTATAGCCGCGACAGGTATCGCAAAAGTAATTAGCGATTTACCTACAGGCGCGGCGACAGCTACAAAAGCTGCTGTAAAATCAATACCTGAAGTTACAGGTTCTTCGTTCTTAGATAAATTACCTTTTATACAAAAACAACTTAAAAGCGTTTATTATTTAAGAAAAGATTCTCCTCAAGGTGATTTACA